AAAACTGAAGTCCTTGCATATAGACTGCCACGTAGTGGAACAGCGCCATTATTTGTTTTGGGACGGTGGTATACATTGTAGCACACTAGACGTCAAACGTGCAGGCGTCAAAAGAAAAATCATATAAAAAACCTGCTTACCGAATCGCTTTGCTGTCCGCTTCGCGGTTTAAAAATTGCGTACCGCTTCGCGGAAATTTGGCTTTCCGCCTGCGGGTCCTACTTCTTCAACCACTGCTCGAATGAATGCAGTTTGACATCTGTGCATTCGACATAATCGGAATTGTTGTGATGTCTCACTTTGCCTCTGCCTGATATTATATCACCATCTCTATAGCCGAATGGCTTCTTAACTGTGATGTCTATGTACTCACCTGGACCTATGCCCAGTGTTACAAATGTGATATATTTTCCATTGTTGCCTCTAAAAACTCTACCATTAGCAACAACTCCTGCAAATTCTACATAATCTAAATATTGTGTCGCAACCTTACATTTAGGAATGAATCCTCTTTTCCACCAACCATATTCGCTGTCCACTCCTACTCTTTGTGCTTCTGTGTTGTACACCCAACGTCTATATGAACCTTCGCAGTGTTTTAAACAAGCCTCCCAAAACTTTTTAGGATTGTGTGCTTTCTGATATGCTAAGGCCCAAATTAATCTTCCAAGATTTACTGCGTGTGCCCTACATAATCCAAATCCTGAAAGTGTCATTAGTGTATCGATTGCTTCTTGTTTCTTAGGATGATTTCCTAATCTTTCAACAAACTCTAAAATCTTTTCGTCTTTCTTCTTTGCAAATGCTCTACGATACATATCTGCTTCATACATATCGATTCCAATTATATCTGAAATAATTTCAATAGCATCATCTTCGAACACAATACTATCTTGTACACCGTCTTTAGTCCAGTCGTTAAACATTGATGCTTTTTGCCTTCCTGTAAGTGCCACAGGTCTAATCATGGCTGTTGCGAAGACACAGTCATATACACTTTTAGGTTGTATCGCTCTAAACAATCTACGCATTGCCGGAGACTCTCCTTGTGTTACTCCTAGCACATCACCTCTGCTTAAAAGTTTTGCTGTTGCTTCGTCTTGTTCTGGATAGTCTGTTAAATTTTTATCAGGATCTATTTCTAATAATTGACTTAAACCTCTGTTTGCAAGTATATCAACTTTTAAATGTTCCAGGTCTTCTACTTCATATTTGTCTAAAAGTATTTGGTTGTCTTCGCTGATTAAACTTTTAGGAAGTTGTCTGTCGAACATGATTACTCCACCACAATGTTTAGATATACATCTTTTCTTTCCTAACAATTTTTGTTCAATACGTTTTGCTTCTTTAGGATCTATGTCATAATCTTCGTACTTAAAATTGCGTGGTAGATTTCCTTTTACTCCTAATCGTTTAGCCGCTTCGCGTCTTGCCGACTTGGGTTGGTAAGTTACATAATTTGAAATACGTGCGGTCTTGCCTGGCCACTTCTTAAAAATACGTTCCATGATATCTTTTTGTCGCCAATGCTCAAAGTCTATATCTACATCTGGTAAGTCATCACGTAATGGGTTTAAGAAACGTGCAACAGGTATGTTCCATTTGACTGGGTCAACATCTGTTATTCCTAACAAGTAACACACAAGAGATGATCCTGCTGATCCTCTTGTCATGTGTTTTACGTCTTGTGTTAAATCTATGATATCGCAAATTTTAAAGAAGTATTCTGTGAATCTTTGTTTTAGTATTAATTCAAATTCTTCTGCGAGTCTTCGTTGGTACACTTCACCGTCGGGCATTTGCCTTTTAAAACGTTCAGTGAGCCTTTGTATATTTTCTAAATCATTCATTGTTTGCCTCTCTGCCTAAAACAATATTTATGATTTCTAAAAGTTGTGATTGACTATTTTGGTAAAATTTTGATGCCGTAGTAATCGCACATTGTTTCTAGTGCCTCCCCATCGACAAGTTCTTGATTAGTAAATTGTATATTTGTTAGACAGTTGAATAGTTTTCCACGTTCTGTATCACTAGGGTAATACAAATTGTTTATTTGTGATATCTTGTTAGAACTATAATTTTTAAGCACACCCGGGTGCATTGAAATTACAGGTATACCTTCTCTCAGCACTTCAGTTACTGCCATGGTATGAAGACTTATCACACAATAGATATTATCTAATGTGTCACAAAAACCTCTTGATCCTCTTGCTTTCTTAGGGACCTTTCTTCTAATCTTAATAGGTCTATCTGTATATTTTTTTACTTCGGTAACTGTTTGTTCAATCCAATCATCAACTTTTATAGGCAAATCATATATGTCAAATCCATTCTGGCTTGGGGCAACAATATAAACTTGTTCTCCATCTTTCTTCATAGGACGCATAGGCATATTAAATGCTGTGAATCTTTTATTATCCCATTGTCCTTTTATTTCAGTTACTTGATTTTCGTTAAATGTAAGTCTCCAAAATTTAGGTTTCCACCAATTACAATAACCTTTTTCAACATTGAAATAATCTATTTTACGTTCATTAAGAATTTGATGCAGTCTTGCTCCGGTATCATGTCCACCAACTCCACCAAGTATCACCAAATCACCTTCATTAAATTCTTTTTGCTCATCAGTGTGTCCATAAACTACAGGTATGCCCGTTCTTGTGAATATTGAATTGGCAACCCATACAGCAGTTCTGTATGAAGTGCCTTTGTCTAAACTTTTTGGAAGTATAATTCTATTGTAGTCTTTATCCATCTTCTCCAAGATCCTTTAAAAATTCTCTCAATTTAGTTCCATCTGTATCAGTTTTTATTCTGCCTACTGTGTCACCTTTTGTTGGATCTGGGGGAGTAAGTGCCTTAGGGTCTGTGTCATCTGTGACTGTTGAAGTCTTCTTGAGTGAATTGTATATTGTGCTTTTACGTTTATCAAATTCTTGATATTCAGAATCTTCTGCAAGGTCTCTTATTCTTAAACTGTCTACGTCAAACTCTAAATCAATCTTCATGCCTACACCACTTGAACTTCTAGTCTTCATAAGTTGTATCTGATATCTGCCACGTTCTCTCATTGCTCTACTTGTGAATATACCAAACACGTTGTCAGCAGTTTGTATCTTACTCAAACCGCCTGCTATGTGCGAATGATCAAATTCTATTTCTTCAACTGCACCTCTGTTCAACTGTGATGCTGTGACAAATATAACATTTAACTCCATAGCCAAGTTTCTTAATTCTTCAGATACAAATTTATCCTTAACAAATAAATCACTTGGACTTACTTTTTTATTGATAGGCATCATTAAATCTAAATAATCAACAAGTATGACATCTAATTTTGTGCCTGTTTTGATTTCATATTCTTTGATATAACTTCTCAAGTCATTTGCTGTTTTACCACTTGGCATATATTTTATTTGAAACTTACCTGCTTTTTTACCAAGCAATTTAACTTTCATCTCAACACCATCTAAGTCTTTAAAAATTTCTTTTGTAGGAATGTCAGTCAACATAGAATCAATCCTCATACTTACTAACGGCTCACTCAATTCAAAAGTGATATACGCAACGTTCATTCCATTAAGCACCCAATTACAACCCATGTTAGCCAAGAACAAAGATTTACCTGCACCAGAACCACCAGCAAATATATTAAGTTCACCTTTGTTGAATCCACCAAACAATCTTTTATCCAATGTTGTCCAACCAGTGCTTACCTGACCATTCTGATTTTTAAGTCCCATTAATCTTTGTTTAGGATCATCAAAATAATCTGTGCCTAAGTCTTTGTGTAATCCTATCTGTACTGCCTTCTTGACCAAGTCTTCAACTGGACCATATTCACCTTTTTCAAGCATATCTGCCGATTTCAATATTGCTCTTTCTAAACTTTTATGTCTTACAAAAGTTTCAAAGTCATTCAACAGCCAATCGAAATGTTCTTCAGTCAATTGTTCAGTTTGTTTTAAATCTACGTTACAAGATTTGTTAACCATCTCATATGTCGGAAGAGTATTGTATTCAGTTACATACTTATTAACAAATTGTGCTGTGTCTTGCAGTTTTCTATCGAACAACGAAAAATCAAATATAGACTGACAACGCACAAACGTTTCTGCGTTTGCTAACATCATCTCCAGATACAACTTCTGGATGTCATAACCATAATCTTTATTCTGTTTTGCCATCTTCCTTATTATACCACATTTCATTTGAATTGTCAATGTGTCTATTGTATTTGGCGGCAACTGCTCCTATACAACTACCAGGGTCTCCAGGATTTTTCGGAACCCATATGTCATCCCAAACAGATTCTAATTTGGTACGTGCTGTTTTATTCAAAGCACAGCCACCTACCAAAACAATATTTGATGTTTTGATATGCATCTGTATCCATGAACTAGCACACATTAATACCTGCTCAAAAATATGTTGTGTAGTTGCGGCTATGTCGGCTTTGTCTTGTTCAGAATTTAATTCAGGTCTCCACCAATTGCAACCTCTATGGAAATTAAAATGTGTTTTGAATGGAAATCTTTTATCGACAAGTTCTTCCATAAACAATCTATAATTTTTTCTCCAATAACCTTTTTTAGCAAGTTGTTCAAATTTATGTTCCTCTGCATTTGCTTGAAGTCCGACTCTTTGTGTCATTGCTGAATAAAATAATCCGATACTGTGTGGATATCCTTGTGAATAAACTTTTTTAAGACTGTTATTGTGTCCGTGCCATATTGTAAATGTTTCAAACTCTCCAATGCTATCTAGCACAACGACTGCGGCATCTTTAAACGGTGAACTGTAATAACCATATGCCGCATGACTGTGATGATGGTCCACATATTCTATTGGAATGTTATGCACTCCTGATTTAGCCAAAAACTTTTTAATATTATTTTCTTTCCATTTCCATCCTTGCCCTGATTTTAATTGTCGCAAAGTTTTTTTGAAAGGTTTTTCATAAAAATAAATTTTTGCAGGGTAGGCCCATTTTGGATTTGCTCTTACGTGTGCCATCATTTTAGGACACAAAGTAGGATCGCCAGGTATGTTGCTAAAGTCCTTAGACATACCCGCCCATTTAAGATTTAGATGATAGTGGTCGGTTAAGCCGTGTACTCTCCATTCCATGACTGCCAGACTGGCGTCATGATTGTTACCTGTTACTCCCCATACTATCATTTGTATATAAACGGATCTCTTTTTTGTAGTTCTTTAATTTTCTTCTTGTATTTTATGTGATCTATAAGTTTGATTATAGGGTAAAAAATAAAAGAGAATATCTTCTTTACGTAAACCATTTCTTCATCCTCAGTTTAATTTTTAGTTGTGATTCCTCAGCATTCTTCACTATTGAATACAATGTGTGCAATCTACCATATTTACGCACGGCGTCATTTGCATCTCCAATATCCTGACTCCAATCAGGCATACTAACACTCCAGCCAGCCTCCATGGCATCATACACTAATTTTTGTCCTGCTTCATCTCTATCTGGAACAACTATCACGTGTTTACCAAGGCTGTTTAGTAACGCAGTCTGCTGTTCTTTGATTTCGCTTCCTAGTAAGGCAACACCATCTATTGCAATAGCATCAATAGGACCTTCTACAGCCACCACATATTTTCTGTCATCTGTTTGTTCATCTATGTTGAATACATACCCTGGCTGTTGCTCGGACAAGTATTTTACCTTACTCTCCACAACTTTTCTTGCTGTGTATCCTACTACTTTCTCTCTGTAATAAAAAGGAATAATGAGTCTATCTCTGTATCCTGCTTCTGGAGTCCAATAGAAATCATAATCATTAAGATTCAATTTCCTTGCGGCAATGTATTCTAAAACTTTAAACAAGTCTTTATCTATTCCACCCGGCTCTAATGCTTTGTAGTCTGCCCATTCATGTATAGGCTTTGACTTAGGTGGTAACTCTTTGGATACAAATTTCGGAAGTGTGATGAATGTTTTGTGACCTGTGCTATCAGTTTTTGTTTGCA